GTGTAACTATTACTAGATTTAAGCAACTTTTGCAGGATTTTACAAGTATTCTCGTATATGTTAACTCTGGTGAGTTCGCAGGCTTTGCTAATGAGCCCATTTCTATTGGTGGAGTAGCAAACAATGTTATTATTCCCTTACCTTATGCAATTAACTTTAATTTGGCAGTTGAAGGAACAGATTGGTACGGTCAATCTGTTTCTAGTGTGCTTGATACTATTTGTACTCGTTGGAATGATGTTGATAAGTCTGCGAATCGCTATGACAAGAAGATTGCAGGGGCTTCCTGGGTAGTTTATTACCCTGTTGGCGAAACAATGGTCAGCGGTTCGTTAACCGCGAACGATAAAATTGCTAAAGATATTCTCACTCATCTTGAGGCATCTGGTGGAGTAGCTGTTCCTGATGAGATTCAGGAATGGCTTGATGACTCGGTGGATAGAGAATTAAAAGGTAAGTGGCGAATTGAACTTATTTCCGCACCTAACAGTTCTCAGTCAGATTTTGTTGATAGGCAGAAATACCTTGATACTTTGAAAATTAGGGCGTTTGGTATTCCAGAGCGATCTATCCTAGAAGGGCAATTTGGTACAAAAGCGGAGGCTGAGGTACATGCGGATATCGCATTATCTTCCATCGATACGAAACATCGTTTGATTTGTGATCAGATTAACGAACGAGCTATTCGTCCTTTACTTCGTATGAATTATGGGGAGAAGTACGAAAATTCAGTCTCGATTGCACCGGCACCGTTGGTCGATGCGCAATTTCAGACCGTCAAAGAAATTTATCGACTACTTGTACAGTCGCCACAGATTATCGCTAAGGAAGTTCAGAACATTGACGTGCAGGCGCTGAGAGATTCGATGGGCATTCCTTCTGTTCCGGATGCGGACAATGATTATTCTGACATCCAAGAAGCTAATGAATTAAAGCAGAAGCAATTAAACGACCAGAATCTTGGCAAAAAGCAGAATGATGATCCGAAAGACGGTGAATAATGGCTGATTATTGCACTGCCGCTGATATGGAATTGATCTACGGCCCAAAGAATATTAAGCGATGGGCTGACTTAGATAACGATGAGGTTGCTGCTACTATTGCTGCACGAAAAGCATGGGCATGTGAGTTAGCGACTGAGTTTGTCAATTCTAGGCTTCTTAATGGGCCTTACGAAATACCTTTTACTTCTGTTCCTACTATGATTGTAAATCTTACAGCTATGTACGCTGGTATTTTGCTGTACGATGGAAGACAAGTTGTAAGTAGCGAGGAACCGCACGATCAAGTTTCCAGGCAACGAAAAGATTTTGATCGTTATTTGCGTCAAATATTTAAAGGGCAGTTGAAACTTCTCGATCCGACGAGTGGAGATCAACTTACTATTACAAGTAAGAATTATCCATTTACTGTTGCTGACGATGGCACAGTGAGTTCGAGTTCGGATGCGGATGATGCTTGCCCTGAATGCTGCTGAGAAAGGAACCATACATGCCATATTCCTGTCGTAAAGTTGGAGATAAGTGGAAAGTACATAAACAAGGATCAGATGGTAAGTGGTCCGTACTTGAGTCTTCTGGCGAACATGCAAGTGAATCTGCTTGTAAGAAACAAGTTCGCGCTCTTTATGCTAATGAAAGTGTAAAGAATGAACTTGATATTACAGTCAATGGCATTATCGGTCAAGATGTGACCGATGAGTACATTGACTGGCAAATGGGCTTCTCTCCTGATGATAGTTGCTTCGTTCGCATTACTTCGCGTGGGGGAGATTATATTACCGCTCTTGGGATTTACAACAAACTTCGTAAGAGCGGCAAAAAGATTATTACTTGTGCAGAAGGACTTGCTGTATCTGCGGGTGCAGTGATTCTGCTTGCAGGTGATGAGATTCAAGCTGCATCTAATTCTGTGATTATGTTTCATATGCCGAAACTTTCTAGTTTTGATCCAATGTCTTCGGAGGAGCTTGCCAAGAAATCCGAAGACTTGAAAGCGTATGAAGCGTCGTTGGTGGATATCTGTAAGAAGCGTATGGGCGGGAGTGAGGAAGAAGTTCGAGCGTTTTTGGAGGAAGAAAGGTATCTTACTCCAAAGGAGGCTAAGAAAATGGGACTCATTGATAAAATTCTACCTTTTGTTCGCAAAAAGGTCGAAGTCAGTAACCTAGAAGGTGCGTCTGAGCAAATCGTGGCTTTTGCAAAAGAAGTTAATATGGAGGTTGAAACGATGGCATTGAAAGATTTGTGTACGAAATTGGAAATCAAAGTCGAAGATTCTGCATCTGAGGAGCAGATTCTTGATGTTTTGTTTGGTACTATTACCGATCTTCGTAAGGAAGTTGAAACTGCTAAGGCTTCTCTTCCCAAGAAGACGCAACTTCCGTCTGGCATCGTTAACATGATTAAACGATCACGCGAGGCGGAACTCAACGCTCTTGTTAGTGATGGTAGGATTACTCCTGCTGTTGCTACGGAGCTTAATAATATCTACAATCAGGAAAATGTTATTGTCAGCTCTGTGGATGAGCAAGGAAATGTGACGGATCACTTCGATAAGATGGTTGATGCTTTGAAGAAGAATGAAAAGGTTGTCAATTTCGGAGGACAATCTGGAACTCAACAACTTCCGAAGATTTCTGCTACTGATAACCCCTTGGTGCGAGACGCGGAAGCTCGTGCTAAAGCTAACTGAAGATAGGAGAAAAATATGACTCAACTTTCACTTGGACAACGAACGGGCGATTTTCTGATTCACATTGAATCGCCTCAGAAAAATTTCACATATGGGCAACTTACGATGCCGGGGTCTGGCGGACCTCATACGAAAGCGAATGTTGTTGGGCTTCCTTTGAAGGCTAATAATGTCGTTGCGTTGGCTACGGAAGAGGCCAGCGTTGTTGCTTTTGTTGCTGCTGGAGAACCTTTGGATGCAGTTGCAAATGGTGCTGCTACTACGGGTCCTCTCTACACAATTATTGATCGTTGGGACGGTGTTGTTATCAACCAAGATGCGATGATGACAACTGATACGCAGGCTACCCCTGTTGCGTATACCAATGCAACGATTCGTTCAACTTTGGCGGCGTTGACAACGGGTGCTACGCCGAAGTTTGTTGAAGAACCCGATAATCAAACTGAACAAACTGACTGATAAGGGAAGGAGATAAATATGCCCTCACTTAATATCTTTAAATCCGATTGCTTTGGTATGATGAGTCTTACCAACGCTATCAATAAACTTCCTTATAAGCCGCGTCTTTTGCAGACGTTGGGACTTTTTAAGGAAGTCAATGTTCGTACTACGAGTGTTTGGATTGAGGAACAAAACGGCAAACTCGCTTTGATTCCTCAAGCCGCTCGTGGCTCTATTCGTGCTGTTCGTACAACGCCTACGCGAAAAGCTACGGCGTTTAAGATTCCGCACGTTCCTTACTTTCAAACCATTATGGCCGATGATATTCAGAATCTTCGTGCCTTTGGTTCTGAAACTGAGTTGGAAATGATGGCGTCCTACGTTAACGATCAGCTTGCAGGAATGCGATTGGACCATGAAGCGACGCAGGAGTATCATCGTTTGGGTGCGTTGAAAGGCGTTATTCTTGACGCCGATGGAACGACTGAGATTTACGATTTGTTTGATGAGTTTGGATTGACTCAGGAAGTTGTGAATCTCGATTGGAACGATACTACTCTGTCGTGGACGATGGTTCATATTATTCGCTTGATTGCGGATAAACTTGGTGGAACACCGTTTGGGCAGATTTACTGTATCTGCGGTGATAACTATTTTGATGCCGTTGCGTCGCATTCTTCTGTGACGACCGCCTACGAACGGTGGAGAAATGGTGATTACTTGCGCATGAGTGCGTTGGGACCAGAGTGGTATTCTATTGCCGCCAATGGTTTTGAATACCAGAATATTTACTTCATCAACTATCGCGGAAGTATTGGCAACATTACTTTCCTCGATGAAGATGAAGCGTATTACTTCGCTTCTGGTGTCAACGATTTGTTCGAGGAAATCGTTGGTCCTGCTGATTTTGTTGAGACCGTTAATACTCGCGGTCAACGCTTCTACGCGAAACAACAAAATATCGACTTTGACAAGGGCATTGAATTGCATACGCAATCCAACGTTCTTGCAATGTGCAAGCGGCCCAGCTCTGTTGTTAAGAGCTACATTTGCAACTTCTCCGGTATGGGTACTGGAACTGGAACGGGAACGGATAGCTGCTGAGAGTGGTAATCTCATCCCCGCGAGGCATGGAAGCCTCTTTCTACTCTCTTTTGGCACATACTTTGTAAAATGTAAATTTTATAAAGCATGTGCTTAACTGGAGTAAAACATGCCTGCAACCTCCCCTGGAACTATAAAGATTACTGTTGATCTGAGTGAGCTTATTCGTTTCAAGCGGGGAATGAATATAAAGAAAGAGCGTGTATTCGATGAAGCCGCTAATAGGTATAAAAAATATCTACACAGTAGATTCATTGCTCTTTCCGCTGGTGGTGGAGGGTGGGCACCATTAGAAGAATCTACTATAAAGAGAAAGCAGCAACGAAAGAAGAAACACGGTACTCCCGCTAGTCCTCATTGGATTTTACGTGAGACGAATCAATTACTAGAGGGAATTGAAACGGTTCCATCACGCAATGGTTTCAGTATTGGGTATATGTCACGTAAAATGCACCATCCAACTAGGGATAGGAAGAAATCGCGTATTACTGTCGCTAGGTTAGCTTCTATTCATCATTTTGGGGAAGGGCAAAAGAGGCGACCCATCATTGTAATGCCTGATAGATCAACACTACGAATGATGGTACAAGCAATTCAAAAGAAGTTTGGTGACATTGTTAAGGATTCAAAGAGGTAAGTATGGAGATTGGTACTGGAACAGGAACCGGCACAGGTGCAAACGTAGAAGTTTGCGACTTGAATCCTTTTACTAAGGTATGGTGTGCTCTATGGACAATGGCAGAACGAAATACTAGTTTGACAGACATTGTTAGAGCAAATAATCGTATTAAATACTACGAGTCCTTTGGACCAAAGGACGTTATTTCCGACGGGGATTTGCCTGAGCTTATGCTTTTGGCAAATGGCGGAACTTCTAATATAATGAACTCTTCTTCTACGTCCCATTTTACTAGAAGATATACGTGGGCATTAACTACTGGTGAGTACGACATCAATGAAATGTACCACATTGTATCGTGGGAATTGTACCGTGCAATGGTGGATTGGGACGTTGTTCTCTGTGCATTAGAGTGGCCTGAGTCTTCTAATTGGCATTTTGTCGTTCGTGCGAACGTATTGGATGTAGAAGAAGGTACTTTTATGACACAAGAGAATAGAGGAATTAGGGGGTGGGTTGGAATGTGGAATATTGATGTAGAAATGCACTTTAACACAAGCGATTTGCGGCTATAAATAGGAGAAAATAAATGACTGCTCCGTCTGGGCCTCGTTCTGGAAAACACGGTGTTGTGAATGGAATTTGTTTCGTTCGCAACTGGACTTTGAACGTATTAAACGCAGTTGAAACTCGTTACCATTCTGCTTCTCGTGGAGGTCCAGAACGGTATACAGGTATTGAAGATTGGAATGCAACTTTTGAAGGATTTGGTGGAGATCCAGGTATTTTTCCTGGGGACATTATTGATTTGAAATTGTTTGCGGGCCCTTCTTCTAGCACTTGGGGTGATCCAGGTCAAACATGGTACGGAAGTGCAATTGTAGACTCCTTATCTGTTATATGGAATTTTCAACCAAACCAATCTCTTCAATGGGCGGCTTCTGTATCCGCCAATGGCTGCATTACGCAAACAGATGATGAGTATTACGACACTACTTGCCTTACTTGTCCTACTCAAATGTGTTCACTAGCTATTAAGTATATGGATGATTGTGGAACAGGTACTGCATATGCAGATTGGAACTATATCGAGTCTGCTACGCTTACTTTCACTGCCGCCAATGTAGCGTATATAAATTCAACATCGGCTTGCTGTACAAATAGGCGTCCTGGTAATATCGATTGGTCTCTTGATATTGTAGATCAAGAGGATTACCCTGTTATGGCTACTTCTGATACTTGGGCTTTTCGTCTTTACACTAGTGCCGCTGCTTATTGGGAATTAACGTGGGGTATTCTTCAGAATATTTCCAATATACGTGTAGATATCGAGTCCGGTGCAATTAAGACAAAGACAAATAACATTGTTATGAGTGGTCGAACTTGCTGTACTGGTGTTGGCACTGGTGCCGGTGCGGATATTGGTGCTATCAAAGATCCAGGTGGTACAACTGTGTGGCCTATTGCGTTAGCCTAACTCCTGGTGCGGCGAGCCTACGCCGTACAATGCGTTGTTGTGCGGCGTAGGTCTTTACTCTTACTTACTAGCGGGGACAAAATGTCTAATTCTTCTCTTTCTGGTGCGACGTATCCTTTGATAATCAGTGGTAGGGAATTTGCAGCTTCTCCTTTCACGGATAAGGATTACGATGAGCTTGACAATTATATTCAATCAAAGTTAATTGGCATTGCTAAGAAGCAACTTTCTTCTTTTTATGGCACGGAGAGGGCAGAGTTTTTGCAAGCCGCTATTAAAGCTGCTGCTTCTAGTGGTTGGGGAACGCAAGAGGGAGCAAAAATTATTAGTACTACTGAAGGCGCTGCTAGACTTGGATGGCAGATGGTCCGCGCTAAGTCTAAGATTTCCTTCGAGGAATTTTATGTCCTAGTAGTACAACAAGAGCACATTCAAGCGAACATTCAAGAGATTGATATTGTTTATGGGCAACTGAATTTTAAGGCTGAAGAAGAGACGGATTCTAAGGAGGAATCCGCAGAAAAAACCAAAAGTTGATAAAGAGAAAATTTACGAACTTTTAATAAACGCACATCATTATACTCCAGAACAAATTGCTAGTATGACAATTCCTCAGATAACTATTGCACTTAAAGCAATCTCAATTTATACATCGCCGGACGAGCGTGTCTTTAATACGATGGCTGAATATCTAGCGTGGAAAGCTGGCAATGGCAGATAAAGTCGAAATAAGCGTAGAAGTAACAAATCCCCAGGCTCAATTAGACAAAATTTTATCTAATATTGGGAATAGTGTTACTAAATTGCGCCAGCAGTTTGAAAAAGATATTGCAAACATAATCACTAAATCTGGTATTAAATCTGGTAAATTTCAGTTTACGGGACCATCTGGAAAGTATAGCACTACCACAGGAGACTTTTTAGAAGAATCTGCTGCTCCAAATCCTCAAGTTATAGAGATTGGTCCTCTTACTAAGACTATAGATATTGCGAAGCAGTATACTGAACAAATAAAAAGTCAACGCATTGCTTTAGCAAATGTAGAGAAGTACGCAGATAGGTATCAAACTGCACTTAATAGACTTTCTAATACACAGGAAAAAGCTGCACAAAAAGATGTTGCGGGTAGGACCACTGCATTAGCAAATGTAGAAAAGTATGCAGATAGGTACGAGTCGTCTCTTGAAAGAGTTTCTGCTACACAACAAAAAGCCGTCCAGAAGGATATTTCCAGTAGGACTATTGCATTAGCAAATGTAGAGAAGTATGCAGATAGGTATCAAAAGGCGCTCAAAAGAGCTGCACAACAAGAAATTTCCGATAGAGCAACTGCTTTAGAAAATGTGGAGAAATATGCAGATAGATACCAAAGAGCTATTAAGAAAACATCACAGCAAGATATTGCAATAAGAACTGCTGCTTTAGAAAATGTAGAAAAGTATGCGGACAGATATCAGAAAGCACTTAAAAGAACTGCTCAACAGGAAGTGTCAGATAGGACTATTGCCTTAGCAAATGTAGAAAAATATGCAGATAGGTACCAAAAGGCACTTGACAGAGTTTCCAGTGTACAGAAGAAAGCAACGCAGAAAGATGTCTCTGATAGAGCTTCTGCTTTACAGTACGCGGAAGAGTTGTATACTAGAAATGTGGAGGCAAAAACTAAGGCACGTAGAGAAAGAGAACGACGGCAATCACAGATGACAATGGGACTCGCTTCTGCGGGTATTGGCATCTTCGGGCAAGCTGGTTTTCCTCTTCTTAATATTGCCTTCGCGTCAATGTCTGGCATGAAATACGCAGGCATTGCTGCTGTTGCTACTGCGGCGGGAGAAGCTGCGAGAGCTGTTTTTGCACTACAAGATTCTGCAATGCAATCTGCGGAGTCTTTACATTTTCTTTCTAGTAGTTTCAAATCTGCTAGAGCGGAATTTGAAGCAGTTAAGGCTTTTCACGGTAGTATTATTAGTCAAGCTAATAAGGAGTATTACAAACGTCAAGAACAATTTTTAAGTACGACTAGAGGACAAGATATTTCCGCCTTTTTCGCAAATTTGCGAAATGAGCCTGTTTTAACAGTACAAAGAATGGTTGATAGTAATGAAAGTACATTAGCACGTGCATTTGCTAAATTTAGTCCTATTCCATCTGCGATTACAAATTCTTTAAAGAATGTTAGAGAGCAAAAAGGTTCGCGTATAGCCGAAGCAGAGGATGCCTTACGAGAACATAGAAAATTTTTGCTAGGACAAATTAGTCCTAGATTTGAGAGTGCAGAGGATGTATGGCGCAGAGCACAAATGGCCGCTGCTAAACCTGCTGACGAAAATATTAAATATGCACGACAACAAGTTGAAAAATTGACCGAATTAGTCGAGTTAGCTCGTAGTGGAAACAAAGATACTAACAATGTATCTTTTTGGCAAGCAGTTTTTTATCCTATTGTGGCTACACTTAGGGGAATTCCGCTTACTTTTACAGAGGCAATCTATAGGTAGTAAACATGGCTGTATGGCACCCTACAATAGATGCGTATGAAGTGCACGGTACTAGGAGAGAATCTTGGGATTCTAGTAACCCACAAGTTGTCGTAACTTTAGAGGTTGCACACGACAAAGTAGGTGACTTTATAAATTATATAGTTAAAAATAAACCTGCCATGCCTTCTATAGACCATGCGCAACCTTGGCAATTATACGCATTGCGGGCCGAAGTTCAACCGACGTTATCTTGTTATGATGGTATTGGCACAGGGGATGAAGTAATAGATGCGCTTTCTCCTGTACGTATAATTGTTACGTATGGAAGCAGTACACATGTTTGGAATACTATTAGTGCGGACATAGATGGTACTGGTAGCGGCACAGCTACTCGTAGCCAAACAGTTCCAGAGTACGATCAAGTGCAGGCGGGTACGGAATTTTTAACACTTGATTACAATGACTACTGTTGGAATGATACCAATAAAACACCTTTATCTTCAGCAGACTTAGCCCCTGGCAAACCTTTTAAATATATTAAGTGGATTGCTACGTATGAAATGTTTGAAATCGACGATTTGTTTGGACCATTACTAATAGAATCTAATTCTACTGTAAATGTAAATACTTTAAGTTATCCTTCTTGGGGATTATCTTTTGCACCTGAACAAGTGCTTTTTACTGTAGAGGACATTGCTAAGACTGTTTATGGGACTTCTTATTTTAGTGCAGCACTTGTTCAATTTTATACAGTAAGAGTCTCTTTTAATTGTCGCATAGGAGAGTCTACTTGGAATAAGTTATGGCGCACTAAAACAAGTGCAGGTGTAGATGATTCAGGTTGGTTTGAGATCATTCACAAGAAGACAGATACTAGTAGCGATACTCCTGTAGCGAAATTACATGAAGCCAGTGCTAATTGGCAAACTTTTTGGAATAGCTAATTATGGACTATAGCTACGTTAAAAAGGGAGATCGTGTAGTAAACGTAAATTCTGCGGAATTTACTAATGCGGTCGTCGCCTTATTGCGTAAAGAATTTTCTGCGAAAAGAGGTTTTACAGATAATATTGCTGATACCTCTAAACCTTTTGTAGCCCCTCGACATCCAATTTATATTAGAGCTAATGACGACATTGTTCCTTATTCTATTTTTACTATTGGTAAGCAAGATACTGTTGGTAGTGGAAGCGGCACAGGAATAGTTGCTTTAGGATTTAACCCACGGTACCCTAAAGCGTATTCTAAACAAATAACAACTGAAGTTAATCCTGTATACGTGGTAAATGATTTATGGGGACTAGGAACGGATGGAGATTATTTACTAGATATTCTTAGTGACGAGAATCCTCATCTTGTAAATTACGACGATAGTGCGACAGGCACTGGGGATATTCCTACTTTAGGAGATGAAGTAGGTGTTATACCATATAGTTACAAAGTAGGTACAGGATATACAGGTCTTGTGTGTGTTTCTGCCCCTGATTTAGTTGATAAAGTTATTTGGGTAGTGCGTTCTAACGCATACGCTACTTGGTATATTGGAAAAACAACAGAAATTATTCCGGCAAGTGACTATGGTACTGTAGAACAGTATTCACATGGATGGGCAGCAACAGGCAATTATTTTACAGTATACAATCCGCACGATATTTCACTTCCAAATGAACTTAAAGTACGCTGGACTACATATCCCGATTGGGCAGGTTGGATTGTAGAACCGTGGCACTTTACGGAATGCTAGTATGACAAGTAAAATTCATATGTGGGACGACAGTGGTATTAAGATTCTCACAGAAGATGGTAAGATTGCTTTTAATGAAGCATGTTGTTGCGGTTGTGATCGACCTGATTGTTGCACAACACTTTGGTCTTTTTACCAGAATGATCTAAGATACGATGTTACAAGCACTGAGTGTGGGGATGGAGTACAAGGTGCAACTTTTGAACAAGGAGTATTAGGGCACACCTGGAATGGTGCAGGACAACTAGGCGGTGCCGATAATATTTATTTGGAATGTATTAGTGAGGGAACAGGTAGTTCCGCTATTGGATATGCGACAATTCGTATTACGTATGATCTAGTTGTCAGCGATGCCTGTCAATTTCCTCCTCCCGCAAATCCAGAGTTAGGTGTTATTGAACAAGAAATTGATTGTTTTCCATTCGATGAAACATTTCAATTTGATACTACGGTAGGAGAAATTGAACCGGGAAACGCATGTTGCGGAATTGTTACAATCAGAGTTTATACGCCTACGTGTGCAAGGTGCATGTTTGATAATCTTTGTATGCCTGCAACTTTGTACGCTGCTGTAGCGGAGATAAGCGATTGTCTCGCTGCGGATGGAGCAACTTTTACTTTAACTGCTACAGATACGTGCAAGTGGGAATCTGGTTTAACGTATCTTAACAGTGATACAGATTGTGGTTATCATTTTGTATTCGAGGGAACCGCTTCTAATAATCGCTGGTGCGATTTTATCTTGAAAGTATACGATAGTTCGATGAACTTAATTTATAGTTCTTCACCTTATAGCGGTATTGCAGAAGGATTAACATTTATTTTCCAACCTATTAGTTTAGGAGGAAACTGTTGTTCGGGGACTGTTAGTATTACTATTACGGGATGAGATATGACAGGTTGCACATGCTTAACACCAGGTTATTGTGAACGGCATAAGGTAGTAAAAAACAGACATTGGTTTTATCTATGCCAAACTCGCGAGGATTACTTTAATAATTGGGAACAAGGTATTGGCCCTGGACAACCTGTTCCCAAAATGAAGTGCCTTAAGAAAGATGAGGAAATGCGTCGAACTAAAGGTGCACATTTACCTGGAGTAGGTTCTACGCTTACTCGTTGGTTCGAGTCAATGGGCATCAAAGCACATACAGGGTGTCGATGCAAATCTCTTGCTGCGGAGATGGATAAGAAAGGAATTGCTTTTGTGGAGGAGCACTTTGAAGAGTACGTAGAGAAGATGTATGTTAGTGCAAGGGAATGGCGACAAAAGTCGACCATATTTCCTCAACCTCCTAAGTTCGCCATTCGTGCTCTAATTAGGTGGGCAATTTCTTGTGCTAAACAGCAAGCCGCTAATACTTCTTTTAAGTTACCTGAACAAGAGGAACAAGTATAATAAGTTGGGAGGGGATGAGATGGATTGGAGTTACGGAGTAACTACCGTTCCAGAGAGGATTGATAATCTTCTACAGAGAACACTTACTAGTCTTGCGAATGGGGGCTTTAAAAATCCACTTATATTTATTGATGGATTGCAAAGTCCACATCCTTCTTTAGTTAATTACCAATGTACGCTTAGATATCCTAATATTCGCACATTTGGTAATTGGTTTCTTGGTGCATGGGAATTGTATATTCGTAATCCTAAGGCGGAACGGTATGCAATTTTCCAAGATGACCTTGTTACTTATGCGAATCTTCGCGATTACCTAGAATCGTGCAAGTATCCGCAAAGAGGTTATCTCAATCTGTACACCTTTCCTGAAAATACTCGTACTGATCGTGCGCGATGGTACGAATCTAACCAACGAGGAAAGGGTGCTGTTGCACTTGTTTTTGATAGAGAAACTTTCCAAACTTTACTATCTTTGCGGTATTTAGTAGACCGTGTTACTGATCCTAATAGAGGACATAAAAGCATTGATGGGGGATTTGTTACCGGATTAAAAAGAGTAGGTTGGAAAGAATACGTACATAATCCTTCTCTTGTGCAGCATACAGGGATGTCGAGCACTATGGGAAATGCACAACATCCATTAGCACCTTCTTTTCGGGGCGAAGATTTCGATGCTAGGAAGTTGATATGCTGATTAAAAATGTACTACAAAATATCGGTGCAGCCAATGGAGTAGTTCCTTCTCCTGCACCTGCATACGCACCTAATGATGCTGCTAAAGTTAATATAGGTTTAGCAGTAGAGTCAATGCGTAGACATATGACGGACGAGGGTTGGCAGATATTTGCAGGATTAGAACATGCGGGTTATTCTCTGTACGGAGCACGATTACCTAATTGCGATACAAATGTTGCAAATATTGTGCGTTTAAATCCTAAAGTCGTAGTAGTGCAGGACAAAAGAGAATGGGACGTATCTCCTCGTGACTTTAGAGATAAAGCCGCTTGCTTTAAGAATGTGGAAGAATTACGTAATCGTTCTGACATCTTCAAAATTACTATTCTTAAAGATGCGCATCAAAGGCCAGATTATCACAAAGAATCCGCAGATGGAATGGGCGCACATGCTTGGATTGTTTACTATCATCCTACTATTGTAAAGCATGTTGCAGGGTATGTGCGACCTAAGCATCTTATTCGAACCTACCATACGCTGGACAAAGATTTAGTTCCCGGTTTTAGTACAAAACGATCAGGAACGCTTATTTCAGGAGCGGTATCAGGAGCATATCCTTGGAGAAAGAAATTAGTCACATCGCATAAATTATTACGTGACGCAAGAGTTGTAAAACATCCTGGTTATCACATGTCTGGATGCCAGACCCCTGTGTTTCTTAGACAGTTAAACTCAGTTAAGGTATCTATATGTACTTCTAGTATTTATGGGTATGTTTTACGAAAAGTAATAGAGTCCGTCGCGTGCGGATGTGTAGTTATAACTGATCTTCCACATGACGAGGTTCTTCCAGAAATAGATCCTTGTCTTGTACGTGTTCCTACAGACATGCCTATAGTGAAATTAAATAATCTAATTGTTAGGTTATACGATGAGTACGATATAGAAAAACAAAGAATGTACGCAGAGAAAGCCAAGGCATACTACGATTTTCGTGTTAGTGGTATTCGTTTAGCCAATGATATTGAGCAATTGCGGAGGAGATACAATGGCTTGGACAAATGAAAATGGTAGAAAGTGTTTTCTTGAAACTGCTAATATTCTGGAGTCGTTGGATATTCCTTACTTTCTTATTCAAGGCACCGCTCTTGGAGCATATAGGGATCACGGATTTACTCCTACCGAGAAAGATATTGATATCGGTATTCTCCAAGAGCATATGGGAACAATGGCACGCAGATTAGTCGATGTTCTCATGCTCAATCAGTTCCAAATTGAAACTTGGCTCCTTCCGTTTCACCAGATTAGAACAATCGTTGCTTGGAAGTATGGAGTGCACGCGGATTTAGTAGGTTTTATTAAGTATGGTGACTTGCGTTTCATGCATACTCCAGTGCATCCATCTGTACCTAAACCTTATGCTCTCGTGCATAATGCTAAGTTGTTGGAGAATTACCAACAAGTAAAAGCATTCGATCATATCTTCAATGTGCCTTCTCCAATTGAAGAATATCTTGAAGTTGAATACGGTTCTAATTGGCGTACTCCTAAGGACGATCACGAATCTCGAACACGAATTTACTCTTTTGTAGAGAAAAGGAATATTCCGCATGACCTCCTCCCTCCTCAATCTTGACCAACAACCAACTGAGTTGAACGCTATTTATACTGATAATTACTATTGGTATCTAACTTCTACTCCTTTTAAACAACACTGCCTGAGTGTTATTGGCAATATTGTTAATGGACTAGGGTTTAAGTGTCTCGACGTTGCTTGTGGAGAAGGATGGTTATCTCCTTTTATCTGCACTCCTTACGTCGGATTCGATGGCTCCGAGGTTGCTATTGCTAAGGCAAAAGAAGCCTACCCTGATAGGGAATTTTATGTTGACAGGTTAGAAGATCCCAAAGTTACTGGAACTTTTGGAACCATCGTATTTGGAAATATCTTTGCGATCATTGTGAAGAAGACGCATTGGCTTGAATTTATTGAAATGTATATCACTAGCTTCATGCCTTCTTACTTCGTATTGTACGACTTGGAAGAACTTAATACTGCTGTTCTTGACGCTGCTTATACAAAGTGTCAAGAGCATAGCATTGTACTGGAGTTGGAAAAGATCGAAGAGGTAAAAAAGCACCGTAAGATTATTTTGTACAAGATTGATTAAGCTATGCAAATTGGATATATTCCAGGTGTATGGGATTTATTACACGTAGGTCACGTAGCAATATTAACTCGTGCGCATTCTCTGTGCGACAGATTAGTTGTCGGAGTTCCTAGTGACGAGGTAGTCTACGAAGATAAAAAGAAATACCCTACTATTAAATTGGATGCACGTATTAAGATGTTAGAGAGTCTTAGGTGTGTGGATGTTGTGCTACCTTATTTTGAATTTGAATTTATAACGCATTTAACTTTAGTGCATCCTGACCTTTTAATAGTAGGTTCTACTTGGGGCAAAGAGTGTAGACACATAGATGCAGAAAATTGGTGCAGAGAAAATAATTGTAGGTTAGTGAAACTTCCTTATACGAGGGGTATCTCTAGTACAGCTATTAAAAAGGAGTTAGGGGATGAACGAGCAACAAGCACTTAGTAAGATGGTTCCTCCGGGTGCTAAGCGCCCTGGGAAATACAGAGAAGGTGTTATTCAAATCTGGGTTACTCGATCTTGTGACAAAGCGTGTTATGCTTGTACGCAAGGAAGTAACTTGAAAGGTAAGAGTGCAAATATTACTCCTGAGCAATTTGAAATTGCTTGTTTAAGCTTGAAAGATTACTTCGGCGTAGTAGGAATGTTTGGGGGTAATCCAGCACTCCACCCTCAGTTCGAGGAACTCTGTAAAATTCTATGCAAGCATATTCCTTATAGTAGAAGAGGATTGTGGTGCAATAAACTTTTCGGAAAAGGAGCTATTGCTAGAAAAACTTTCAATCCATCTATTTCCAATCTCAATGTGCATATGGACAAAGAAGCGTACGCTGAGTTTAAAAGAGATTGGCCTGAATCAACAGTGTTTGGGCTAGAGAGTGATAGTCGGCATAGTCCTCCTTTCGTCGCGTTAAAAGATGTTGAGTTTAATAAGGATAAACGATGGGACTTAATATCCGACTGTGATATCAACAAGCACTGGAGTGCTCTTATTGGAGTATTTCGAGGAGAACTACGAGCGTGGTTTTGTGAAATTGCGGGAGCACAATCTATTTTACATCAAAATGAGCCTACTTATCCTGATACTGGGGTGCAGGTAGTGCCTGGATGGTGGCAAAAATCAATGCAGGACTTCGCAGCACAAGTACGCTTTCATTGTCACGCTTGTGGAGTCCCTCTTCGTATGTATGGAGAACTTTCTCAAGCAGAGAATGGAGTGGAAAAAGTTAGTAAGACACATGCTGCGATATATAAACCGAAAAAAGCTGATAGGCCAGTAGAGGTTATTAGCAGTCCGAGCGTCAACACTGTTTCTAGTTTCATTAACTACTTAGGGAATGCCAAGAAATGAAAGTGCCTATTCAATACCCGATGGGTAGTGACCCGTTGCCTGAGAATCTTAATCAGTTTTGGGAAGAGTTCTTCAAGAGCGAAGATACTCGCAAACCTGGGGAAGATATTTATCACGATGTATTCGACTCTCCGTTGTTGTTTCCTCTACAACGTCGAAAAGAAACAGTACGTATGATGCGTACCGCTCGTAAGGTCGCACCTACGGTTGTATATGAAATTGGTGCGGATAAAGGTGGGGGGCTTTATCACTGGTGCAAATGTTTTCCAACCGTCAAGCGCGTAATTGCCTGCGAGGTTAGAGGAACTCCTTACTGTGACTTGTTTGAAAAAGCATTTCCACATATTGACTTTCTATGGATTCCTGCAAGTAGCTACGCTGATTCTTCTGTTAGTGCAGTTGCAGGATGGCTAGGTAGAGATAGAATTAACTGTTTGTTTATTGATGGAGATAAGAGTGGATTCCTGAAGGACTTCGACGTATACCGACCTTACGTAACCTCTCCAGGTATTATTTTCATGCATGACTTTAGGGATGAAGGTCCTTCGCGTTCTTACAATATTGTTAAGACACGAGGATACGCCAACGAGGAGATTCTCGATATTTCTGAGTATGACGAAGAAATGAGAAAGCCATCCCCTGAGACGGTACATGCACAGTGGCTACGTTATTGGCGCGGTCGTTCTGCTGGAGTAGGAGTATTTTATGTCTAAATGGGCGCAAGAATTGTTTCCACAAGGCGGCTTTTATATTGAAGCAGGTGCGCACGATGGAGTTGGGGATTCTCAAACCTATGATTTAGAGCAAACAGGTAAGTGGAAAGGAATTTGTGTTGAACCTTCAAGGGCATTTGGAGGATTGCAGCGCTCCAGAAAATGTCACATTGATAATAGATGCTTGTGGAAAGCAAGCGGAGAGCAGATTGTCTTTCGAGAAATTGGTGGAAATGACGTTGAGCTATCGGGTATTCCTTCTTGTTTTAAGGATCATTGGGATAGGCAAACACGTCCGTATAAAGAACGCTGGGTAATGTCAGTTACTCTGACGGACCTTTGCAGGCAACATAAAGCTCCTAATATTATTGCTTTTCTTTCACTCGACACAGAAGGTTCGGAGTATGAGATTTTATCTGCGCACGATTTCAAGGCTTATCTAATTCTAACAATGGTCGTCGAGCATAACGGTGTACCTGAGAGCATTGCAAAATTAGATGATCTACTTTTGCCTCTTGGTTATAAAGTTCACTCTAAGGAACAAGTAGTTACATCCTACAAGTATAGGACGATGAAATGATTGGCAAAAGATTCGAGCACATTGAGCTTGAGATTACAACGCATTGTGACATGCGTTGTTTTAGTTGTGACAGGTTCGTAGATGTTGCTCCCACTACTCCAATGACTTTGAAGCAAATTAAGCATTTTGTAGATGAGTCGTTGGACTTGAAGTGGCATTGGAAGCGGATTCACATTTTAGGGGGAGAACCTACAATGCACCCGCAGTTTACAGACGTAGTAATGGAGTTGAAAAGATATAAAAAGTATTTCCCCGAAGGTATTCTTAGAGTTATTAGCAATGGTGTTGGCAATCTTGAAAGATATCGAGCATGGCTTACTGAACAAAGAGTTTTAGTAAATATAGAAGCGAAATCCTCATCTAATCCTCTCAACAAGTGGTTTCGCAATGTGCGGATGTGTCCCTTAGATGAGAATCCTAATATGGGAAAAGGAACTCCTTGTAGTATTTTCGGTATTGCCGGTTGTGGAATAGGGCTAACAAAGTACGGTTATTTTCTTTGTGGTGCAGGTGCATCTATTGCTAGAATGTTAGGTTTGCAGGTAGGTGTACTGCATCTAAAGGATTTGACATACGAAGCTTGTTTGAAACAAGCGGAGGATATTTGCAATGTATGTGGACACTGGAATGTAATCAACGCTCCTGTTCTTCGTAATAATCTTCTTAGCATTACAGGTATGAATGTTGGACCTTTCTGGAAAGAAGCACTAGAAAAGTATAGGAAGAATCCTCCAGTGCTTCCAATATATGGCGAATGAACCTAGCTAATTGCAAATGTTGTGTTAGTAGATTAGACTTTCCTACTCTATTAAATATGAGAGGTTTAATAAGAGCAGGGGTTGAAGTAGGTGTATGGCGAGGTAATTTTGCTAAAATCATTCTTAGTAAGTGGGCTGGAGATATTTACTTAGTTGATGCGTGGAAAAGATTAGATGGATACAAGGATGTACGCAACGAGAGATTTGACCCTTATGACTATCAACTTATGGAGGAGAATTTAGCTGAATACGCTGATAGGTGCCATGTTATTAAACACTTGAGTGTAGAGGCGGCTAAATTCGTTCCAAATGAACTAGATTTTGTATACATAGATGCTAATCATTCATACGCAAGCGTGAAGCAGGATATTAAAACGTGGTTTGAGAAAATTCGTAAAGGCGGTATACTTGCAGGCCATGATTTTATGTCTCTTCGTCATTTAGGGGTTACTCAAGCAGTATTAGAGTTCGCATTTAAAAGGCAATTAGATGTATTCGTTATTCCTGCCTTGAAAAACGGTGGACTATACGATGGAGGAGAAGCTTCGTGGTATCTAATCAAATAAGAGCTATTCTTGTATCTGTAGATTATGCTGACATTTTAGCGATTACTCTCCCTTATAATCGCCATCATTTTACAGACACGATGGTCGTAACAACGACTACTGATAGAGAAACGGAGCGTATTGCACTAGCTAATAGTTGTCTTGTATATAAGACGGATTCTTTTTATGCAAACAATGCAGTTTTTAATAAGTGGAAAGCATTAGAAGAAGGATTGGATGTTTTTGGTAGGCGTGATTGGATGTGTATTATGGATGCGGATGTACTTTGGCCTAAGGAAGTTGTATTAGATAATTTACAAATTGGTACACTTTATACTCCTAGACGAAGAATGTTCGTCAATGTAATGAAGACAATTCCACAAGAGAGTAGATGGACAGATTATTCACTACATCGACAAGAAGTAGAGTTTGCAGGCTATTCACAGATATTCCATGCCACTGATCCGCACTTAGGTAAAGCACCTTGGCATGAAATAAATTGGAAGCACGCTGGAGGAGCAGATAGTTTCTTCCAGCGTAAATGGCCTGAGAATTGCAAGATAAGACCTGCCTTTGAAGTGCTCCATATTGGAGAGGCAGGGCAAAACTGGTGTGGACGCGCTACGCAATATTTAAATGGCAAAGTACCTGTTGATAGTAGAAAGAAGCGACAACAAGTACGCGACTTTATATTAGGTAGGTGTAACGGCCCACACCGTTTCGATAGAGAGAAGTTCTAGTTACGTATTATCTAGGATATCCTTCCAAGATTTAGGCGGGGGCCTTAGAACAACTTCAATATCGTGGGATAGCCAGTTAATTATAATTTCTTCTCCCTCCACACAACTTGCTAACTTTCTACACGCATCAAAAGCAATTCTACGCCGCTCTGCATAATTTTTCAAGATTCCTTCTACAATGTTAGCTAGCGCGTTTCCAGCAGTATCTACGTCAAGTATTTCTTTACGTAGTAACTCGTACTGCGCATCCGTCAACTTAACAACTCTAATCGGTTCACTCATCTTTCTACTCCTCTACGTTTCATCTTAATCAAACAACAATTCTTAAACTTCTTCCCGCTTCCGCATGGACATACAGCGTTTCTACGTACTCGTCCTATGGTGCGGATAGTTCCAGTGACTCGCAGCCTAGACAGCCGCTTTGTGCCTACCAAGTTGGAACGTGTTGAGGTAGACAATTTCTCTTCTTCTGCACGCATTACAATGCTCTCCTTTCCACACAGTTCCAATATGTAATACTGAGTGCTGTCCACATTTTAAACACTCCACTTCCCAGTATTCATTCTTTCCGTGCTTATACTTGAGACGGATGGCCTTCTTGAGGCCGATAATCTGCCCCTTCTTTAGTTTCTTATAACTGGTTGCCATCTTCATCCTCCACTTCCCAGACGCCTACCTGCCTGCATCATACGTCCTCCACAACTTGTAATGGTGCAACTTGTTTTAAGGGAATAATTGGTGTTGTTTCTTCTAACCACTGTAGCGTTGAACAAGTTAAGTTGGCACACATATATTGTTTCTTCATACCTTCGTACACTAGTGGCACGTATACATCGTCCGTATAAGGTAAACGGAAAAGGGTAAAACACCTAATTTCTCTAATAACTGTGTGCGACTTAACTTTCTTAATGTATTGTACTTGCATCACACGCCCTCCACTTCCCATTTGCCAACTTGTACAACGATTTCTACTTCCACTCTATCGTTTATCCAAAAAACTTCTCCAGTATTTAAATCTACCGCTTCAGTAGTACCTACAACACTTCTACCACAGCACTTCATACAAATCTTTCCGTCCTTTAAACGAAATATGCGCCCAGACATTAGTTGATTTAATTTTGCAGCCTTTCGTAAATTTCGATACTCAATGTTCACGTTAATACCTCCGATTACTGCCCGACCCAGATTACTGATCCCTCTACACTAATCTACTTGATTCGTCAAAATAAGACCGATTGATCTAAAATATCTTATAAAAGTAGTTTCTAGTAGGCGCGCTTCTTCCTTTGTTAGTTGAGTGGCTATATACACTACTTTAAATTTTTTAGCATTACGCCGTACTTTTTCACAAAAAGCCAATTCTTCTTTATCCACATAGTGTGCCGCTTCTGCTCGTTTACCTGTTCCATGTCCAATATAAAAAGGAAACATTACATCCCCTTCTTTATACCAAAAGTATACATAGTATGTGCAATCTATTTTACTTGTAAAACGTAAAAATCGATCTTCTTCACGCTGAGTTTTTCTTTTCAAATATTCTTGAAATTCTATAAGTATATTCCTAAAAGGCCAATACTTTTCACAATCCTTACAGTATCTTGCGACTGCTTTATCTCCACAAAGTTCGCATATAAGTATATTTTTATCCTTATGTTTTTGCTAGTAGCCATTGATTGTACCCCTCTTTTAGGGGGTTCCTTTCTAATGCGATAAAAGGCTCATGCTGTCACGATTTTTACATTTCCTAGATCGTCTTGGGCTCTCCCCTCCGTGCCCCGTCCTCGACCTCCCAGGTGCCTTGCCGGGCATTCCAGGGTGCTCGACCCCGTCAGCCATCCCCCGGTTGAGGCCCCTCCGGGTACTCCAAGGCAAGAAGCATTTGTAGATAGTGAATCGCTTTCTTAACATCCTCCGCTTTGCCTTTATCCCTATGTCGGCAAACATACTTGATTACGTTGCCCTCGATAAAACCAATATTGTTCTTCACAATGAAGACAATGGGCTGTATCTCGAAGTTCTTGTAATGCGATCCTCCCTCCTGTTCATTTAGCACCGCTAATCCACTCATTTACTTCCTCCTCTGTAACTTTGAAAGCTGTGCCCATCATAACTTGCTTGTCAGTATCGTAAGAACAAGCAAGTAACTTCCATCGTGTAAGATCCGTCCTACAGTGCCTCTGATCCGCCACAATCTTAATGTGGCCTGTCTCAGAGACAGCTTTAGGAACTGGAACAATTAGGCCGATCATCGCCCAAATCCTCCTTTTCTACAACATTGATACGAATCCGAACATACTTACGTTTCATCCTAACCAATACACTGCACGCTAGTTGAGTAGCAATAAAATTGCGCACAACATCGTGCATTGCCAAATACAACTTACCAATGTCCTCAGCCGATAGTCTCATCATACTTCTCCATATCTTCTAAGAATTTCTCCACCTGTACATCCGTAATAACTTCATCAAATCTCTTTCCAAGATAGTGTCGCACCGCTCTCCTCCAACGGAGAAGTTCGTCCGCTACCTCGATACGGTAATGTGGATTACCAATAACATCTTCATTCACTAACATTGTCTTCCAACTCCCTATGTAATTCCTCGATTATCTCGGCCATAATCTCGCATTTCTTTCTAAGGTAATGCACCTCAATGCGAGCAGTTACAAACACGATTGTCATCATAATACAGCAGACAATGCACGTACCAAATTCAGGTGACATCCTCCCCTCCCTCCGCATGTTTATGCACTGCTTCATTAAAAACTTTAGCTGCGACAAACGCCGTTGCAGCTATTCTCTCAAAGTCTTCCTTGTTATAGTCAGCGGCTAAGAGTCGCTTGTAAATCTCAAACGCCGTCTGGTACAACTGATTACGTTGCATAGCTTGTAGTTGACGTTGCTTCGCAATATCCGGGGGTACATGCAAGTTCATTGTATTTTCTCCACAAATTCGACAACTTCGAGACCCTTTTCAATGTACTTATCTTTTTGGCCAATTCCTAAGATGAAGCCTTCTGGGCTATACGTAACGTATATATGTCGTGGTTCACGAGGCTTTTCTCTCCACTCATACATTATTGTGAAAGAAGGATAATCTGTGCCATTCCATGTCGAATCACATTGCATCTTCCACTCAACTTTGATAGGTTTACCTTCTCTAAGACTCATGGCATACTTTTCCATGAGTTTAGAGATTTTCAATAACTTATCTGCTTCATCCATTCTGGTACCCTTTCAAATAAGAAGGACGAGCACACGCATCCGCTTTAACAGGAACAGGTGCGGGTGCGGGTGCGGGTGCGGGTGCATCCGTTTCCTGTTCGTAGATCAACACTAAATCATCATGTTCAAAATCTAGTCTAGTCCATTTCTTCATTTCCTTTCCAGGGTCGATACCCGCAGCTTTAAGTTTGATGTCGATAAACTTGTGGATGTCAGAGAAGGGGATTTCGACGTGGATTACCATTGGAAATCCTCTATTTCTCCTTCATATAAATCCCAAGGACCTCTTTCAGTTGGAATCAGTAAACCTCTTTCAGTGTGGTACAACTCCTTTCTCTTTTCTCCATTTAAATCAAATGACATTATACACATATCTTCCCCATTTTTAGGCAACGGGTCTAAAAATACCTTTAGTGGTTCTTCCACATTGTCATACACTCCTAGTATCCAGCTTTTATCGTGATACGGTTCTTTGGTGAGTACGTAGATGATCTGCGTCATCGTCCCAACTCCTTCCTAATCTTCCTAGCACATTCGTAAGCATCTGTAAGTATCTCTGGACCAGTAATATGCAGCACTCTCCAGCCACGAGAGCGAAGGAACTTATCTCTTAGTCTATCTCTTCGCTTAGCTCTGGGAGAAGAGTGCCACCGTTTACCGTCAGCCTCTACAATAAGTCTCTCATCGTAGAAGCAGAAGTCCACACGATATCTTCCTATTTCGTATTGGCAAATAGGAAGAAGTCCGTAGTCCTGCATTGCACGTAGAAGAATACGCTCAATAGGACTCTCACATTTCTTCGTCAACTTCAGATACTCCTTCTCTTACATCGTCCATCGCAGCGTTCAATTCTCCGATGAGAGCAAGAGCATCCTCCTTACTAAGGTTACGTGCAATCACAGCCGCAGTCGCTCCAACAAAAGGTACAAACATAATGTTGTACTTATCAGCCTTGTAGCTTAGGTAGTTGAACCGACCGAGGAACACGGGTTTAGAATCACGAACATTCATTTACATTTCCTCCAGCATTCTGTCGAACTCTTACCCACCGCTCTAATAGGGACTCTAAGATTTACACCATCTGGCAATTCCTCCACTACTTTGATTAAAGGGGCTACGTCATACCCAATAGGAGTATTCAACACAAAACTATCGTGTACGCATCCGATTAAAGTTACAGGAGTGCCTTTAATAGCCTCAGCTAATCTCACTAACGCCGCTTTGAATAAGTCGGCGGCACTACCCTGGATAACAGTATTAAAAGCTTTGAAGTGCGCTTTATAACCAAGATGCCTATGCCTACCTAGTAAAGTACGCACATATCCTCTCTGTCGCACAGTATTGAAAGCTTTCCAGGTTGTCGGTTTCAAATTAGGAACCATCTGATGGTACTTAGCATACACTGCGTTAGCTCTTTCCTCGATTAAACGACGCTCTTTTAGTTCTCCAACAATCGAGGGAATAGAAGCGAGAATCTCAATGCACTTGCCTCGTCCTCCACCGTACCCTAACATGAAATTGATACGCTTAGCTGGATACCTGTCAATTCCGCAAAGATCGGCAACTACTTGATGATAGTCAGCCATAGGGTCTTCTTGGTATTTTGCGATTACTGCTTCCGCTTTGATAAAGTGCGCGATGAGTCGAAACTCGATCTGGGAAAAGTCCAAATCAACAATTTGAGAGTCTTTATCGAATGGTACAATGTAATCCTTAGCTTCCTCGCTAAGTTGCTGCATATTAGGATCACGGCAACTCATACGACCAGTACGCACAATCTGATTATAACTACTGTGTATCCTACCTCCAACATTCTTCTCATGGTAAGGGCTAGTAAAAGAGGAGTGCAGTTTCTGCAACTCTTTAAACTTTAAGATAGCATCAAATACGTGTGCATACTGGGGAGCGTACACTTGATACGCTAAGAGTGCGTCGGCACCAAAGGACGGTTGCTTCTTATCTGTCCATTCTAGTACAGGTAGCCCATACCTATTCACAATAAGCTCTTTGCAGTCCGCATTAGTATGCGGACGGAAATCAATAAACCCCGTCTCTTTCTCTAAGTAGTTTAGTAACGCATACAACGCGGCGGGTATTTGTCGGTTATGCTGCTCGACTAAATTTATGTCGATCTGCATACCGGAGTTCTCTATGTCGAAGAGAACTTGCGTTACTTGATTCTCGATGGCATGTATTCTACTACTCTCTTCTGGCACCGTCTTAATAAGTTTATCATATAGTGCTTGCACACAGAGAGCATCGACCGCCGCGTAGGGACACATTACATCAATAGGTATTACTCCGTAGTCTTTCGTCGTGCTACGTCCCCTACGTAGGTATACCTTAATGTTCTCCTCATACGCTGAGATATTCTTATACAGCCACTCACCCATCACTGTCGTTAAGTCATAGGTGAATCTCTCTTCCTCAGGTTGCAGCTTGCACAATACGATAGTGTCGAACAACGGAGGAAGTTGAGTAAAACCTGAGTTATACAATACGTGCGCATCGTACTTCACGTTATGGTTTACCCATAACTTACTGCCAGCTAGTACCTGCCTTAACCAATTCTCTACCGGCTCGATTGGAAGATTACTAAACCTATTAACTCCTCGATGGCGTAGAGGAATATAATAAGGTTCCCGCTCCTCGTCTACCAAGATAGATATACCTAGAATCTTACAGTTCCGCCAAGGATTAAGAGAATCCTTATCGTCATCTTCCGACGTGGTTTCCAAATCTAGGTACAATCTTTGATTGTCGAACCATTGGGGTAGGTCCGATACCTCAGTAACTAAGTTGGCCCAGGTGCGCCAATCAGGTAGCTGTATTCTGTGCATTGAGCCGCTTCCTATGTTCTTTGATCTTCATCATACTGTCGTAGATTTCTAATACTCTAACATCCACCATTAGTTTACAGGTGGGAAATTTATCAAGCCAATACTGATGCATACGCAACGCATCGTCCAGGTTATGAGTGTAGTGCAATGTTCTGTATGCTTCTCCATCCCAGCGTACTACCATATAAATCATGTTACAAGTTCCTTTAACTTAAGGTTAACAATTAAGTCGCAACCCAACGCATCAGCAATCTCCGCTAAGAGAATAATACTCGCCGGTTGCTTACCGCGCTCGATATTAGACAAGTGCTGCCTGGAGATACCTAGT